CATCTTGATTTTCCACAGGGTCAGCAAATTTAGCTCGCTTATTAGTGTCCCGCATAACTAAAGTAGAAGCAATATCAGTTGCAGTAGCATCGTCTAATTTCTGTTTATCTGCTCCAGACATTAAACCAGAATTACCACCCGCAACAGCATTAGGTATGATATCTGTTCCTCCAGTAACGTGAGTAGTAGCGTGAGTAGTACTGGCTTTATCATGTAATGCGGTATCTATAGCATCAAAATTACTATTTAAGTCATCATCCCAATCCAAATCTCCTTTAGCTGGTTTAGCTAAATTATAATTAGGAGTATACGTGTTTGCCACGATTAGTAACCTCCATTAAAATACTTTTAAGATCATTAAGTTCATTTTCCAACAAATCAATTCTTTGCTCTAGAATATCAATCTTTCTTTGATATTCTATTGCTTTTTTTTCATCAGGAGTGAGCTTAAAAATTAAAGCTCCACTATTTCTATCATATCTATGTTCAGGCATTTTAAGCTAAATTAGTTAATATATTTAAAAATCGTTTAGCTATTACTCTTTTAGTAGGATGGTTGGTAACCATAATTATTTGTCCTCGATAATCTGTTTTTTCTGCTGACAATTCGTGAGTAAAAGTGTAACGATAATAATCATTACCTAAAGGCTCAACAGAATCTGGTGTGCGTGGAGTGCCTTCATATTGCCATGTTTCACCATTAGTATCAGTAGCAAAATCAACATGCAAAGAACATCCTGCAGGAACATAGGCATCTATAACTTGTTTAACATTTTTAAAAGGATCATCCATTACTACATTTTTAGTAACATATGTAGCTTCTTCAGTGGTTAGCAATCCTACAAAAGCAATTAGTTCCTTATTAATTATTGGGGAAATGTTTTCTGTTCCAGTTAAAGTAGCTCGTAGTTTAAATGTGTCATACAGTTTATCTAGTTCGATATCTTCATAAATATTTATAGGTTTCCAAGTGTAATTTGTTCCATCTTCTGTAGTTCCATACTCCCATGTCATAGTAGTATTATCATATATTACAGGATCTGCTAATAAAGCTATACGGTTGTATCCAGTGTAAGTTATGCTTCCTCCATATTCTGTAGACAAATTAGAGTCAATATTATTGAAATAAAGATAAGCTGTAGTAGGTTGAAATTTAGCTCCATATATACTAAATTTTAGATCCATAGTTTGATGAGTATCCCAAGAGCTTGCATTAGAAGAACTAAACAATACACCAATACTATATGGTTGTTCAGTAACAACTTGATTATTTATTAAATCTACTTTTCCTAATTCAGCAACAAATAGACTATATTGATTACTATCACTAGAAATAGTAATACAGTATTCAGTATTCTTTTCACAAACTACTGGATCATCAAATACTACTTTAGTTTCTGTAGTTCCTTTTGTGCTAGTTAATACTTGTGATGGAGATAAGATTTTTTCAGCGTAAACAATATTGCCAGGAAACCCATTAACCATATTCCGTATTTGTATTCTTACATTATCTGAGTTACTTTTAGAAGCAAAATATAATCCTACACTAGTAAGAACTCTATCTGTATCAAATCCAAAAGATTGAGCTAAAGGATCTGTCCAAGTAACAGTAACTTTTCCATTAATAAGTTTATAATATTCAATATTTTTAACACCTTGTGCTGTATATTGTGTTTTCCCTAAATTATTACTATTACTTAATGTTACATCTACCGTTCCACAAGGAACTACATTATTAGGAACATTAAATGTTCCCCGTACTATTCCACTACTATCTGATTTTAATGTACCTGTATTAGTTCCTTGATAGGTCATACTATAAGGAATGGTAGGAACAACAAAGCCAGCAAAATTCAAAACTAAATTGTCTGTAATTGGCTGGTAGTTTGAACCTAAGATAGTTACTGTTCTACCTCGCATATAAGGAATCATTTGAGAATCAGCACTATCAAGTGTTAATGTGCTGTTAATATCATAAGTTCTAGTTCCTCTCCCTACTTGAGAAGCTGTAATAGCATCTACATCTACACCTAAATTCATTAATCTCTCTTTGTCTTTTAAAGCAGCTTCTTTATATGCTGGTTTGGACATATGAGGGCTCCACCAGCGTCTTAATACTCCAAGATTTAAATTAACTGTTCCTCCTGGAACTATAACCTTGGCTAATTCTGTCCATTTATCTATAGAAGGAGTTAATACTAATTTTGCTCCTACATTAAAAACACTGTAAGGGTTAACTAACATAGTAGTAGTAGCTTTTGTTTGTCGTGCTAATATAGTTTCTGTATAGGGTAAAGTAATTAAAGTATTATGTATTTTAGCTGTAGTTTGTTCTGTATTTATTACAGGTTCATTTTCTTCTCTTAATTGTAAATTAGTTATTGATTGAGTATCGAAATCTATAGAAGCAGAGAATAATGGATGGGTTAAATCCATTTTAGTATATCCAATAAAACCGTCTGTTAAAATACCTCTTAGATTAGTAGCTTGTTCTCCTTCCATTGCTTCATTATCTAGGTTTTCTATAGACTGATTATAAGCAAGTAAGTCAAGATAATTTAATACTTTATTTAATTGTGCCATTGTTACTCGTTTAGTGGAAGCATCTATATAGTAAACATCATTTTTGTTTGGAGAAACAATGATATATCCTAAAATTAATACTTTAGGGTCATTGATAGTAGGAGGTTTAGCTAATTTAGGTAAATTAGGCTGACCTTTTAATATCTTTACATTACCTGTTCTTTCCATATATATGGTATCATGACGGTATAGATAGAATTCATAAGTAACTTCAATTAGTGATTCATTAACAGGTAAATCACCAGTTGTAAATTGAATATATCCATTATTTTCATCATCAAAGTATAATTTATAATCACCATTATCTGGATAAAACTCTTCAGGAACCATTACTTTCTTATATCTCCAAGTGCAAGTATAAGTTGTTCCTGGAGCTGGTTCATTACCAGCAGGAGACCAATCTACATAATTACCATTTTTAACAAAATCAGTACCTTGTGTATATCCAGTTATGCTCACGATTTCAACTACTGTAGAATAGATCTGATCAATAGGAGAACGTGGTTGATACGGTCGTAAATCATCTATACCACCAGGAGTCGATCCTCTAGTAATTGTTTTAGTTATTTCTACTACACCCTCAACTCTATTTACTCTTTTAACTGGCTGATTAAATAATTTATAAGTAGTAACTCCTGTGTTGTATTGAAATGCCTCATCTTCAATTAATTGAACATCTAATGCTTTATCAACCTTATAATAACTAGCTGTTGGTCTTGTTATATCATAACCTTCAATATATGCTTTTCCTGGCTGTAATGCAATTTCAATACTTGTATCATCATAATTCCCTGTATTGATTATTTGTAATCCATCTACTACATAATTACCAGATTCATCATAAGTTCTGCGGGCTAATACTCTATATAGTTCATTCATTTCTGGAGTAGGAGATACAGTAGTAGGATTACCATCTTGTAATTCATATAATAGAATTAGTCCAATGTTTTCTTGATCTGCAGGTACAACTACTATTTGAGTTGACATTTTTAATCTATGATGACCTGGTTGACCATAAGAAGCTGAACCAGGAAACTGTCCACGAAGAGAAGGATCATCGTCTGAATCTATTATTTCTTCAATAACATTAATTCCAACTAGCTCTTTTCCTTCTCCCGTTATATCAACGGTAGTTTCATTAACATCTAAAATAAATCCTTGATAAAATACTCTTCCTTCTGTTATGGTAACTGTTTTACCTATTTGGTCAACTATAATTTGACAACCTTGAATTATATCTCCATCTTTATATACTGTATATGCAATATCTTTTAATTGTTCTTGTACTAATCCTTGTAAAACAGTTAGATCTCGTCCTTGAATATAATATCCACCGTGTCCTATGAAACGGACATATCCTTTTTCTTTTTCTTGTTCCGTTGAATCATAATATGGATGTTGAGTTAAGTCTATTGGCATTATTATTACCTACCTTAAAAGGTAATGATTACCTGTATTGTGTTTATTTGGTTAGGTTGAATGTAAACTGGTTCTTGATGGCTAATCCATTCTAAGAAACCAACATCATCAACATTTTCTGGAGCTAAGATGTCATTAGCCTCATACCCCTCTGCAGGAACTAAATGTGAAAATATTCCTACTTGCCGATATGTAACTGTATCTGCAACTTCCTCAGGAAGAAATTGACATTCTATAAATATAGAGGAAATATTTTGTGCTACTGCTTCCTCTGGGGAAATAGCTCTAAAATGAACTAATTCTGATCCTCTATATACAGCTATTGCTCCCTCTTCATCTTCAATAACAAAAGTTACAACACTTGTTTTTTTATAAATTATAGGTTCATCTAAGACTTGTACATCTTGACTTGGAGTTGGGGGGTTTCCTTCATCTGTCCATGGAGTTGTCCTACCTAATCCAACCCATAGAGTATTATGATAAAAATCATAAGCTCTAGATACTTTACTTCTATTTGGAATTATACTTATATTAGGCACTCAAATAAGCCTCCTTATTATCCTAATGCTATTGTATTTTTATAAGATCCATAAGACACTACTCCATAAGGATCTAATCCATATCCTGGGGAATGTATAAATATTTGTGATCCAGATACTTGTGAAGTAATATCTGATAATGTTTCAAAGTTATTTACAAATTGATTATTAAATTCATATTGAGGAACAGGATATTCAATTTCTTTAGAATGATAAATAAGTAGTTTTGAACCATAAACATTTTGAATATATGGAAATATATGTGTTATAGCAGTATAAATAATATTAGTAAATATTGATGATAATTCTGAGGGGAGATTAGTTTCTATAAAAATTATAAAACTATGATTAAATAGTGATTTTACAGAAATATCATCTGTTAATCCATAATAATCAGCTATATAAAATGGAACATATTTCTCTCTGTACCAATGATGTAATTTTATGCCTGTAAATTTTGGTTTTGTTATACTAGCATCAGTATAAATAGATGATAATGTCTCATAAAATATTCTAACTCCATAAGCTTTTGTTTCTTCTACTTTTCTTTTTACATCATCACTGATTTGTTTTGGGGTAATAATATTTATTACTCCCCAATTAAATTGTTCTATACCTACTGTTCTGGTTTCGTCAGCTTGTGCTCCAAAATCTACAGGTTGAATTTCAATAAAGTATTCATATATACCTATAGCATTTTTAGGTATCCCTGAATAATAACTAATAACCTGTTTTAATCCCTCTATAGTCTGTCGAGGACGGGTTACCTCCCAAATAATTCTTCTTTTATATGTTTCATCATCTTCATCTTCTTGTCGTAATACCCCAAAATAACTTCCCCAAGTATCTACCCACTTACCCTCAGCAGTAAGAAGATACATCATCTTCTTTCCTGCTTCAGCATCTAATCCTGCTTCTTCAATTGCCTGACGAAGAGATTCAGTAATGGTGTAAAGTTCTTCTGATTCTTGACCAATATTAAGAAACGGAGGGTAATTTCTCCAAATCTTTTTAGTAAGAAGGGACATTATAAATCTCCCTCAAGATAAGTGGTAACAGTAATAACTCCTGGACGAATAATAGTATTGGGGGAGGCTATCAATCTAGTAGTAGGAGAAAGGATTTCAACAGTTTTTATTTGAGGTAGATTAAAACTAAAAATAAAACCCATAAGAGCATTAGGAATAAGATCTTCTCCCACCTGTAAAGTATTTAAGTAATTAACAACTCCATTACGAATTTGAGTTTCTATAGTTGTAGTGTTTTGTAAGTCAGATAAGCCTAATCTTATAGATACATCAGCTGTTATTTTAGTTACTGATGAAACAATGACTTGAATTCCTGCTGCTCGATATTTATTGATTATTTCTTCTACTTTATTTAAAACATCTGTTGATACTTCACCTGTAGCAGTAGAGATAATTATATTAACTACCCCAGGAGAGTTTTCTGATATAGATACTGAAGTTATTTCAGGAACTGTAGATAAAGCATAGCGAAGAGCTTCTAATGTTCCTTTACTTAGAGAACGGATATAACTTACGAAACGAGTCTTTCGACTAGCGTCAGACTCCATATTCCGTCCATTAGTTACTACTTCAGGATTAGTTACTGATTTAATTATGGGGATATTATCTACCATAGTAGTGATAGTATTAGCTGCTACATTACCCACACTCCCCGCAGTGGTGC